TTTGTATGGTATGTAGCTGACACCTTCCAGGCCATCGTTACCACTTGGTCCAGTGATTAACACAGATGCTATAGCAATAGCCCCGCCACTTATCGCCGCTATTACGCTATTTCGTAGTGCCGGTGACATTGCCATTCAATCTGTCCTCGCGCTCTTTGCGCTTGTAGTACCAGTTGATGCCAAATGTGCCGACAGTACAAAGAATACCAATGATGACAGCCCAGTCATTCAGGGAGAGAATGCCACCCATCGCAGTCAGTCCTCCGAAGCTGTAACTGAACCATTCTCTGATTTTGTCCATACGGTACATGCTCTACCCCTTCATTGAGGGGATTTGCTCTATTTAATTAGGAATAAGGTCGATTACTGATAGAACAAATCCAGGCTACTGTGTTTAGTAATCAGATTTGTTCGTGACCGATATGCACGGGCAAAACGGCAGGAGGTTGTTAGCGCAACCTCTTGCCACCCGCTTTCACGAAGGTCATGTGTAGAAGGCCGCAGCGTAACTATCACTGATGAATTCAGGATAGCCAGTGGCTACGGCTCAGTTTGGGTTGTGCTGTTGCTGGGCGGCGATGACGCCTGTACGCATTTGGTGATCCGGTTCTGCTTCCGGTATTCGCTTAATTCAGCACAACGGAAAGAGCACTGGCTAACCAGGCGCGCCGACTCTTCACGATTATCGACTCAATGCTCTTACCTGTTGTGCAAATAAAAAAAGCCACCGTTGCAACTTAAGAGTCACTAACGGCAGCTTACATCTTTAAACGGTATGATATTTCATTCTGGCTGCCTCAAAAGCCGCAGCGGCAAGTTCGGCAGTGTCATGGTATCCAAGGTTAATACACTTTCCAGACGCATTAATTCTTGCTCTCCATTTCCCGTACTTAGCATCCCAAGACACGCCACGGTATCCAGATTTATTATTCTTCTGAATTTTCCTGTTTTGCATATTTTCGGAATGAGTGACAAGACGAAGATTTGATATCCGGTTATCTGTTCTTACCCTGTTGATGTGATCAATAAAACCATCGGGCATGGTGCCATAAACAATCAACCATGCCAGTCTGTGAGCAGGGCATGCTTTACCATTAATCATAATCATTAAATACCCATCAGAATTTATTGATGAGCATTTCTTGAAAGCAAAACGAGAGTTCCATGTCAAAGTGGTCCTCTCTCTCCCCTGCCTCCATCTCCAGTGAAAGTCGCCTGATGATGGATTGTAATCAACAACAGAAAGCACCATTTCTGGCGTTAATTTTATTTCTTTCATCGCTTTACCTTAGGGATAGAGCCTGTTCGCGTAGATATGACAGCCAAGAGCGGAGCGATGTTTCCACCACCATATCTCAGGCCCATATCACTAAGACTCTTGTTTTGATTGCACGCGAATGCAAAAAAGCCCACAGGAGGTGGGCTTGTGATGGTTGCTGAATGCAAAAGCAGCAGCATATGTGAATATTATGGCTAAATGGCTAATTGCATGTCAAGACTTTTAACAGCAACATGCTTAACTTTCTCAACACGTTTACGCATTTTGAAAGCATTTTGCATTGGTTGGTACAAAACAAATAACGACGCTTTCAGGATGTCGTCAATTTCGTTTCTACAGGTTGCCATTGAAGGTTTTCTCCATCCCTCGCCACCACGTCCACACATCTTGCGTGGCTTTGCAGTCGCGTGATAGTAGGATGCAATTGCTCGCTTAGATGAACCATGAGCGTAGTAGCTGAGGAGGATGCCAAAGGCTTTCTTGTCAATGTACATGACGGAATCGACGACCTGAGAAATCAACATTCCATCATCATCATTACACATTGGCCTTGTCATAACTCTTCCCGGCTCTACGCTCTCCATGAACTTCGCTATTACGCTGCTCATGCGCTTTTCCAGACGACCTGAATAAACCCATGCGCCCCACAGTTCAAGCCAGCCATTCAGCCACTCATGCTGTTCTTTGGTGAGGTTTAGTTCTCTTATGCCCACGCGCCTTCTCCCTGTACCTGAATCAATGTGAGATTTCCGCAGAACACTGCGCCGGTATCGATATACATCTGGTTGGCAAATTTGAGCGGTTTCACTGCTGGCGTATGACCAAAGATGAACATGTCCGCGCCTTTGATTTCTTTCACGATCCCGTCTTGTGAGTTGCTGATTCGTTCGCGGTTCCAGATTACCTGCTGATGATCAACTGGCTTTCCAAACTCGTATTCGTCACAAGGATAATCGGCGTGGCAGATGACATATTTTTTATCTTTGCTCACCAGTTCGATGATTAACGGAAGTTCATCTGCTTTATGGGCAAGAGCTTTAGCCAGAATTTCTTTGTCGTAATCGAGATTAAAGAACCAGCCACCGCCATTAAGCAGCCAGTGATTGACGTTTCCACGCTCTGATAAGCCATCAATCATCATGTGCTCATGGTTTCCACGTACAGCTCTGAACCAGGGGAATGTGATTAATTCCAGGCATTCAACGTTCTCTGCACCACGATCAACCAAATCGCCAACCGAGATAAGCAGGTCTTTTTTGGTGTCGAATCCAATCGTATCCAGTTTGTTCATCAGGTTCGTGTAGCATCCGTGCAGGTCGCCAGCTACCCAAATATTTCGGTATTTGCTGCCATCAATTCTTTCGTAGATATTCATGCTGCCTCACTTCTGCTGTTTCGCAGATTTTTAAGTTTCTGCTGATACTCCGCCTTGATGGCCCTGCACTCTTCGACAGTCCAGCGATGGCGGTTATGGTTTAATTCGATTTCGTCTACTGCTTCCTGCCCGATGCGATTAATCAGTTCGACGCGATACGGAACGAGATTTCCGCTTTTGTGCTGGTTGCACACCACGCATTGCTTGTGAATATTGCGTTCATCAAATCGGAGTTGAGGTGCCGCAGCAGTTGTCCGGTAATGTCCGGCATCCCACTGAGCAGACGTGAGCGTTCCGCACGAGATACATGGTAAGTCGCGGTCTCTTTCTCTGATGAAGGCGTTTACGGCTTGTTGGGCTTGTTTAATCCAGTAACTGCGGGGCTTTAAGGCGAGTTTTCGAATCTTAAGTTTATCTTTCTGTTTCTGCTCCTCTCGTCGTCGTTTCTTCTCTGCTGCTTTTTCCGCTTTTTCGCGTTCTTTACTTCGTCGTTCGAGTGCTATCTTGGTTCCACACTCTGGAGAGCACCACCACTGATTAGCGAATGCAGGATGAAACCATTCCCGACATTTATCGTTTTTACATCGTCTTCGCGCTGGTTTAGCCATCGTCTTCTTCCTCGTGCATCGAGCTATTCGGATCGCTCATCAGTTCTGCACAGCAGTGCTCACACACGTGAACTTCCAGCACATGCAGCTTCTGACCGCAGTTAGCGCACGTTAAAGCTCGCTCGACGCTTTCTTGTTCGTAACTTCGATTTTGGTCAATCACCTTGTTTTCCTCGCACGTTCTCTAAGCCACCGGATATCCCACAGGTGAGCCGTGTAGTTGAAGGTTTTTACGTCAGATTCTTTTGGGATTGGCTTGGGTTTATTTCTGGAGCGTTTCGTTGGAAGGTATTTGCAGTTTTCGCAGATTATGTCGGTGAAACTTCGTCGCTGTCGTCTCATGCCGCCCTGTCTCCCCATCGCGCTTTCCATTCGAGAGCCAGTCGCGCTTCGTCTGACCACTTAACGCCACGCTCTGTACCGAATGCCTGTATAAGCTCTAATAGCTCCGCAAATTCGCTTACACGCATCCTGCTGGTTGACTGGCCTATTACCACAAAGCCATTCCCGGCAAGGTTAGGAACAACATCCTGCTGCTTTAATGCTGCGGTAAACACACACTTCCAGCTTTCTGCATCCAGCCAGCGACCATGCCATTCAACCTGACGAGAGACGTCACCAAGGCAAGCCCAAAGCTTTCGATTCTGGTCTAAGCTGCGGTTGCGTTCCTGAATGCTTACTACGATTGGTTTGGTTGGGTCTGGAAGGATTTGCTGGATAGCTTGAATGGCGTTCTGCTGATGGATGGGGCTTCTTAGTTCAAATGTTAGTTTCCTCATCACCCTTAATCCTCTCGAAGTTCTTCTCGAAGTTTTTGGTGTCGAACACTGACCACCGACCATTATGAATGGCGTATGCACAGGTCTTGTTTTCGTCCTGATAAACTACCCTTACCTTGCGATAAAACCGTGGCTTAATCTCTCTGAATATTTGCTCGCTCATGCTCACTCCTTCACTTTAAATCCAGACTCCGGATTATTCTGTTGCGCTGAAACTCATTGTTGAGTCTGAACAACCGCCGAAGAACACGGTCACGCGGATAGCGTCGTGCGGCAGGTGAATGCTCATACAACTCATCAAGCGGTAAACTGGACGATGAACGATACCGATACCAACGCGCCAACTCTTCACGAAAATTAGCCCTGACAAGCTCAGCTATCGTACTCATTTCTTAAAACCTCCTAAAACGCATTCTGACGAACTTTTACATCTCGCCACCCAATTACATGCCTGAGCAATGATTAGGTCGCCACAGGCTTATTTATGTGGCTTAAAATCGATTTTGCTTACATACAAACAAAAGACCTGCGATTACCAGCAGGCCTTTATCTTTTTTTAACACGCTTTCGAGTCCTTTTAGATTTTTCCTTAAGATATTCCGCAAGTTTATCCTCATCATTATTAAATTGAGATAAAAGCTCATGCTCGCAATTAAGTGCTTTACTCGCATAAGTTCCATATAGTTTCTTTCTTGCTAGTGCTGCTATGAATGCTGCATCTTCTTTGCTATCGAAATACCCTAACGATATTGTCTTATTTTTATAACCAACATAAGACTTCCACCTGCCAGTTGTCTTATCCCAAGACACTCCAATCGCACCGGATGTGTTTAACCTATTCCCTACAATGTTTCTTGCATTCTGCTCCTCTGTTGCCAGTCTTAGATTTGAAATCCTATTGTCAAGTCTGTTCCCATTTACATGATCAATAAACTTAGGAGGCCATTTTTTGTATACATAGAACCAAGCAAGTCTATGCGCATAATACAAAACATTATTTATGCTAATGCATATATAACCACCACTAACACCTCCAGCAATACTACCTTTTACTCTTACTACTGAATTTGTTTTTAGCCATTTAAATATTCCTGTTTCTGAGTCATATGATAATGTTGACAGAAGCTCATCGTGATCAATTAGTTTTTTTATTCGCATAAAGAATATACTTAATAATATATACAGTAAGAACCATTAGTAACGATAACCCTGCTATCAGCTCAGTGATGTAGATAGTCATTGCTTCATCTCCCTTTCCATTTCATCAATGTCAACGTCATCAGGAAGATGGGAGCAATACGCCGCTATACCATGATGATTTATCTCATACCCTTTGAACGTTACCATCTGGCGCGTAATCTCAACTTCGTTCAGGAATCCGTCATCGCATAACTGCCTGGCTATTTTCGATTTGGTCTGGATTATTGGTAGTGCCTGTTCTTTCAAAGCGTATGATATTTGTGCATCCCATGCCTTTTCGAGAATGGCTAATTGTTTTTTATTCATTTAATACTCCGTCACGTTTTCCTGTCGCCACGCCTCGTCATATTCCGATTTCGGCATATTGGCGATGTAGCTATATGGCGATCCTGATTCAAGTTGCAGGAACTGGTGCGATTGCTCGTCAAGGAACAACGGGATACCACCTTCCCAACCTTCACCGTTACGTTGTTTTTCAAGCAACAAAACAGATGCCGGAGACACCAGTAGCTGTTCGTCCTTCTCTGACATCTGTTCACCGCTTTGAACTCTCTGTAACGCTCTCTCGCGAGCCTTGTTACGCCAGATGATAAAAAGGTTGTCTGTCAGGTCTGTTATCGCTCCAGAGCCTTTTACGTCCATTTTCCCGGTTGGTTTTTCTTCGCTGTCTCCTTTTCGCGAGTGAGTAACGAGAATGACGTGGGAGTTTGTTTTGTTTTTGAAGTCGCAAATCGAGTCAACAAACGCCTTCTGCCCGTTATAGTCATCGTCGCCTATGCCACATTTCATCAGGCTGTCGATGATGAATAACTGGATACCGTATCGGCGGCGAGCGTAGTCGAATATTTCGATCAGCCTGTCGGCTTTCGCCGTTCCGGTCAGGCCAAACACCCAAAGTCTTTCGTCATAAAATTTAAATGCAGAGTCAATTTCCAGCACTGGCGGCATCTTGCAGCACGTCGCCTGACGGGTAAGGCGCTTAAGGAGAATACCAGGCTTCAGCTCAAGTGACGCGATGCACGTCTTCACACCCTGACGCATTGCCTCAAGTGCCATATGCCCGACAACCTCCGTTTTTCCGTGACCGTTCACACCATTGACCAGCGTCAACTCGGCCTCACGGAACTGGAATTTATCTGCCAGAGATTCCCACGGTGGATTAAACAGATACTGCTGCTTGCCGTAGAAAGCGTTGATAGTGTCCTGGTAAAACTCTCGCGCGCTGTAGAGTTCTTCAGGATCGAAGTAGGATGCCGTGCCGATGTACTGCCAGATTTCATCCTCGGTAACACCGTTCATCAGGCATTCGTTGATGTCTTTGTACGGCAGAGTAACAAGACGGCAACGATGTTCACCGAGTCGGCTTGCGATTTCCCTTGCGGCTTCACGACCAACATCATCAACGTCCATCGAGATGAATATTTCCTCAAACCTGTCGAGGTTGTGATACTCAAACTCAATCCACTGCTGCTTAGCGCCTTTCCCGCCACCAAACGGCACGGATAACGCCGAGATGCCGTATTGCGCATAGCTCATACAATCAATTTCGCCTTCGCAAAGTACAACCGCCCTCACGCCAGCGTCCAGAGCCTGCCATCCGAACAGACAAGGTTCGCAATCACCTTCTGCCATAATGACTTTCTTCCCGTCCGGGCGCTCAGTGCTGATTCGCTTGACCTGCAACAACTCACCATCGCGTTTGTACGGAATCACCAGAGCATCCAGTTCCCGCTCTCCATTCCACACCTTGCCGCTGACAACCTCGTAGCGCTTTACGATTTCTGGCGATATGCCACGCGATTGCAGGTACTCAAGATGGGATTCTGTTCTGGTAACGTAGCGGGCGATTTTCTTGCGATCAGGTCTGGAGAATTTCTTCTCACGTCTGGCATCGAAATGGTGATCGTCATCCTTGATACCGAGAAATGCTTTCGCTTCCTGCATAGCCTGATGCAGGTTAATTCCACGACATGCCATCCACAAATCAAGCATGTCACCGCCGTCTCCCTCAGCGAAATCAGCCCATTTTTTCTTGCCGCTAAGGTTGACCTTAAGGCTGTTTCCCTTGTCACCGTTGACGTTACCGGCAACCCACTCATGCCCCTCTTTCTTGCCATTTGGCAACAGGTGCGGAGCCACCCTGTCAACCTGCGCCCAAAGCAGGTCGCTAAGTTCACTTGGCCTCATGATTCCCTCAGATTGAGATTTTTAAACCAGAAATCGACAAACGAAATACTTAACCAGCCGTGGTTATAACCAGCGACCAGTAGCGATTTGATTTTTGATTTCATGGTTCACCTGTCGAAAAACACGTAGCCAGTTTTCGATACGGTGATTGCGGATGATGGTTTGGATTGTGGTTGAATGGTTTCTGGCTTTTCGTCGTTCCAGCGCTGACCTTTCAGGTAGCTCGATGGTAACAACCTGTCGAATCCAAACTGCTTACCATTCCTGCATGCGATGTCTTCTGCCAGCATCGTGGCAAACTCGCTTGCCGTACCCCTGGTAGTTTTACGCCATTCCCTGAACTGTGTTCTGAATGCCGACGCTGCGTTTTTCTTCCCGGCCTTCCGCATGCCTGCACACCAGAATATTTCCTCGAATGCCTTGTCGGTTTCTTCGTGACGGTCAGGAGTTTTTTCACACTCCGTTCGGACATGTTCGAACATAATGTTTTTAGGTTCATTGACTGGTTCAAAAGAGTGATAGGTTCTGGGGGCAGCTCCTGCCCCACCCCCTAGGGCAGCTCCTGCCCCACCCCGGGCAGCTCCTGCCCCACCCCGGGCAGCTCCTGCCCCACCTGATTCTGGTGGGATTTGTTGTGCATTATCCAGCGTCAGATAAAAAACGTTTGACTGGTTAAGCTCTCCTTTTCTTCTGCATTCCCTTTTCAAAAGACCCATCTCTTCCAGTGCCCTAATGTGACTTTTTACTGTCGATCTGCTCACCTCACACTGGTCAGCGACATGTTGATATGAAGGCCAGCATTCGCCATTATCATTGGCGTTATCGGCAAGTTTAATCAGAACCAGTTTTCTCAGTGGGTTGCCAACCTTTATATTCATGGCCTTAGCCATAAGATTCATGCTCATTTTGACTTCTCCGAAGTTTTGTACCTGTTAAGTATTTCTCTCAGTGGCACAGCTATTGCTGGATTAACCCCCTGATAAAACTGGTCACGTAGCACATCTTTTCGGTGATTAACGCGTTTATTTTCCTGCGTTTTTCGCATATAATTACCTCGTTGGATGTTGTTAAAATTCCATCTGGATTTGTTCAGAACGCTCGGTCTTGCACACCGGGCGTTTTTTATTGGTGAGTCCATCAAGTGCATACTTAAAAGCCCTGCTAATCGGACTGATGTCTGATGCCATTCCGAAAGCACACAAGACCGAAGCAATAAATCTCCAGTCCGTTCTGCTTATCTTCGATTCATGACAGCCAATCATCTTTGCCAGACCGCGCTGGGTAAGCGTTGACAGGTTGATGAGTAAATCTGTTTCTGCGCGATCAACGTCGCGCTGGGATAGTTTGCTGTAACTTGTTTGTGTCATTTCTTAATATTTCCAATAGTGAATAGTTAGTTGAAAGGTATGCGTGGAAACGCATATGGCCTTAGTTGGTCAGATATATTGGGACTCGCTTTGTCAGCGACGTAGGACGAATGTCCATTGTGAAAAGAGCGGTGTTACTTATGCAGTTGTTTTTTTGTTACTTGGGAAGGGCTTTACCTCTTCCGCATAAACGCTTCCATCAGCGTTTATAGTTAAAAAAATCTTTCGGCCTGCATGAATGGCCTTGTTGATCGCGCTTTGATATACGCCGAGATCTTTAGCTGTCTTGGTTTGCCCAAAGCGCATTGCATAATCTTTCAGGGTTATGCGTTGTTCCATACAACCTCCTTAGTACATGCAACCATTATCACCGCTAGAGGTAAAATAGTCAACACGCACGGTGTTAGATATTTATCCCTTGCGGTGATAGATTTAACGTATGAGCGCAAAAAAGAAACCATTAACACAAGAGCAGCTTGAGGACGCACGTCGCCTTAAAGCTATTTATGAAAAAAAGAAAAATGAACTTGGCTTATCCCAGGAATCTGTCGCAGACAAGATGGGGATGGGACAGTCAGGCGTTGGTGCTTTATTTAATGGCATCAATGCATTAAATGCTTATAACGCCGCATTGCTTGCAAAAATTCTCAACGTTAGCGTTGAAGAATTTAGCCCTTCAATCGCCAGAGAAATCTACGAGATGTATGAAGCGGTTAGTATGCAGCCGTCACTTAGAAGTGAGTATGAGTACCCTGTTTTTTCTCATGTTCAGGCCGGGATGTTCTCGCCTGAGCTTAGAACCTTTACCAAAGGTGATGCGGAGAGATGGGTAAGCACAACCAAAAAAGCCAGTGATTCTGCATTCTGGCTTGAGGTTGAAGGTAATTCCATGACCGCGCCAACAGGATCCAAACCTAGTTTTCCTGACGGGATGTTAATTCTGGTTGACCCTGAGCAGGCTGTTGAGCCAGGTGATTTCTGCATAGCCAGACTTGGGGGTGATGAGTTTACCTTCAAGAAACTGATCAGGGATAGCGGTCAGGTGTTTTTACAACCACTAAACCCACAGTACCCAATGATCCCATGCAATGAGAGTTGTTCCGTTGTGGGGAAAGTTATCGCTAGCCAGTGGCCTGAAGAGACGTTTGGGTGATTGTGTGAAACAGGCTGCAGAAATGCAGTCTTTTTCGGTTATCGATGTCACCACTGGTAAATCGTTTACCATAAGTCTTGATCTATTTGGTTTACCGTGTCACTCTTGGTGCACCACTTTACCAATGGTAAAACATTAACCAGCAATGACATCGTTAACCAGGAGTTTATGATGAAGAAATATGCTATATGGAACAACAAGGGAGGAACAGGGAAAACAAGCCTGTCATTTCAAGCTATTTGCAGATATGCAGAAATTCACCCGCTTGAGCGCGTGTTGGTTATTGATGTGTGCCCACAGGCAAACTTGTCAGAGCTTTTTCTTGGGGGGTTAATAGGTAATGGAAGCATAAACTTATTGACTAGGCATGATATAAATAATAGATGTACTTTGGGTGGCTACTTCCAAATGCGCCTCCCGACGCCTTATCAAAAACCCATTGTTGATGCCCACGATTATTTGACACACCCAAAAAAATTCAACGAACATATTCCAGCCAATATATCGTTGGTATGCGGTGACCCGCTTCTTGAGCTTCAAGCAAACGCCATCAACACTCTTGCTAATCAGCAGATTCCAGGAACAAATGCATGGGTAAGCATCATTGATTGGATTAATGATCTTATTAAAGATCTAAATGATGAGTACGATGTTTTATTTATTGACTGTAATCCTAGTTTTTCAATTTATACTCAAATAGCATTAGCTGCTGTAGAAAAGCTCATCTTGCCAGTTATGGCTGATGATTCCTCTCGTCGCGCCATTCAAAATGCTTTCTCTTTGATTTATGGATTAAAGTTGCCATCTGATATTTATGCATCCTACGCATTTGCAAACAAACTTACCGCGGTGAGCAGACCACTACCCAAAGTTCATATGATCGCAAAAAACCGTCTTACACAGTATATGGGGCCTGCATCAGCCTATGCCGCAGTTCTAAAATCAATCGATAATGATATTCAGCAACTATTACTAAGTAACCCTGAAATTTTCGACTTCGAAAATATTGAAGAGGGAGTGGTAAATATTAAAGATTTTCAGACAACTGGTGTTGTTGCCTTTGCTAAAGGATGTCCATTTTCGATCCTACCAACAGGTAGTGTACGAGTTATGAACAGAAGGGTAAAAGTTAATGCCCCATATAAACAATCTTGCTTAGAAGCCATTGATAGGATGGTGGTTAAACTATAAATCAACCAACCCGGCCCCAGTGCCGGGTTTTCTTTGCCTCACGATCCCCTTCACCCAATAACACATAACCAATTGTATTTATTTGAAAATTAATAGATACAACTCACTAAACATCGCAATTCAGATCTCTCGATCACCTCCCAAGCCACACACCCCTGCAAAAAAATAAATCTATATAAAAAACATACAGATAACCATCTGCGGTGATAAATTATCTCTGGCGGTGTTGACATAAATACCACTGGCGGTGATACTAAACACATCAGCAGGACGCACTACTCACCAGGGCGGTGAATATACAACGATTCGAATATGAATCTACGGCGCTGACAAAGCGCAATAACCAAAGTGAACTTTGGGGTGTGGTGAAGGGTTCATGGACGGGAATATGTCGCACGTAAAGCGGCGAGGCCTGCAGGACTATTGCCGAATTGAAGTAGGCCGAAACAGGTCGAAATGGGTCTCCCACCTACCACACCACCAAAGTTCATCAGGAGGTCTATATGACACGCAGAACTCAGTTCAAAGGCAATTCACGTTCTCGTCGTCGTGAGCGTTTAAAGGCAAAGGCATTAGCTAACGGCGTGCTGGCCCGCGAAGAAGCAATAAGTTCAGAAGTATTACACCGCCCTACTCTAAGCAGAGCGCAGATTCAGGCTAAAGGTACTCACGAAACGCCTGAGCGCATAGAAGACGCTAAGCCAATTAAGTTCATGGCACAGGACGTGATCTGGCAACAGAAAGAATACAGACGCAATCTGGAGCGAGCGGCCATTGTGTACGCGAATGAGTTTGGACATAAGCAACCAGAAACTGGTGTATGTCTTCCAAACGTAGCCATTTACGCGGCAGGCTACCGGAAATCCAAACAACTGACGGCGAGGTGACGATCCCCCGCCGTCGAGGAACTAAATTAGCTCATCAGCTTTACCAGCAAAGCGCATATAACACTCATGGAACCAGACGTCAGGTATAACAAATTTCTCTCTACCTGACGCGCTGTAAGTCACACCTGAGCGATGGAGAAGGCCTTTTCTCATAAGAGATAAAGCGACCGGATCGCCGTGCTTAAGTACGATTTTGTTATTTGCCATAACAGCAAATGCTAAAACCTCTTTTTCCTGAATACTCAGAGAATTGAACAGGCGCTCAGTCTCCACAATTACTTTAGCCTCATCTCTCTTACTGAGATATTTTTTATATCTGTCTGAAGATGCCAGAAATATAAACTCCATCACCCTGTTCAGAACATAACTGATACACAAAAGCATTGCGTAATACATCCAGTGATCTGGAAGTATTTCTGGGTTCCTTATATCTACCCACTCTTTAATTGATGCGGGGGTGATTATTATCAAGGCAATTAAAATAATAAGCATATGAATTAACTGTTGTAGCGTAAGACCACGCAGGAAGAAACGTAATAGTTCCTGCCACCAGTTACTCATCGGTGAATCTCCATCATTCTCTCTGTAGGGGGTGAATAGAGTTTATCCGATTTCTCGCTGTAGGGGTACACGAGAACCACCGAGCCTGATGTGGTTAAAAGACAGGCACAATCTTTACTACCGCAAGCCACGCAGTGAAATGGGTGTGACTTGTGTTGGTCGCCAGAAAATGAAATTAGGCAGCAAACCACTTATTTGAGAGGAATTAATATGTCATCAATCCGCTTAACTACGAGAATGAAAGAGGAAATCGCTCGTAACGCTTTAATTAAGTCCGGGGTGTTCACTGAACTTGAAGAAGTAACAAAGTTAAAGAACCAGCTTGCACTTGACGCCAGAGTTATTGCGTTTGGCGGGAAAAAGAAAACCGAAGAAGTGGACCAGCTGGCATCAAAGTTAATGGCTGCAAGTGAGGAACTTCAAAAGCTGGGATGTTCATTTTACTCATGCGATGTCAGTTCATGTTCGATTTATCTGACTGTATCTGGAAGAAGGGTTGGCTGGCATTCATACGGAAAAGACGGCAACGGTGAAGATATATTGCTCCCTACCCCCGACAAAGATAAATGCATGTTTGACGCAGAACACAAAATAACAAAAAGGTTTGATGAAATCTGCGCATTGCAACAAAAACTTGAAGCCAGGAAAAAGGATATAGAATCAAACGTATGGGCTGCTTTGAACTCAGTCACAACAGTTAAGCGACTTATTGAAGTTTGGCCTGAAAGCAAAGAGTTGCTACCAAAAGAAGCAGATAAAGCAAGTGCAGCACTTCCTGCTTTACGGGTAGAAGATTTGAATAAGATGATTGGACTTCCTTCCGAGGCCGCATAATCGGCCTTTATTTTTGGCATAAACAACAGAATAAACACTGCACTGTGTATTCATTCCAACGAGTGAATACACGGAGCAATGTCGCTCGTAACTAAACAGGAGCCGACTTGTTCTGATTATTGGAAATCTTCTTTGCCCTCCAATGTGATGGCTTTTTTATATGCATACCAATAACGCTTAACTAGAGGCGTTTTCGTTATGCAATCAAACAGAAGGAGCATCCTATGCAACAGTTCGCTATTGCAGGGGCGGCATCGGTTCGCCCTTTCAACCCGATTTTATCGGTACAGCATTCACGAAAAAATATTTTAACCGGAGCAGACTTTAAACAACCAAGAATGAAAAGTTTGCTCGAAAAGCTTTGGGATATTTTGAAACAACAAGGCCGCCCATGAGTTTTACAGATAACTGGTCAGACGAAGAATTCATTCGTCAGATGAAAGAATTAATCGGTAACGAAGGAGATATTCATGTCACTTGCAACCACAGTGAAGGAGAGCAAGTTACAGAGGCGCATGTACACGCAGAAAGCTCTCTGGTATCGCCATAATGGTGACCGCGAAGGAATGCGGGTATGCCTTAATTTGTCCAGAGTCGAAGTATTAAATCAGCGTTATTTCCTTGGTCCATGTCCATTCTGAGGTGAATTATGGATTTAAATAAATTCGATGAGCCATTCAGCCCTGAAGATATTGAATGGCGAATACAGCAAAGCGGTAAAACACGCGATGGCAAGGTGCGGGCTATGGTGCTGGCTTATGTCACGAACCGGGCAATCATGAAACGCCTGGACGATGTTTGCGGCAAAGCAGGATGGCGCAATGAATACCGCGATATTCCCAACAACGGCGGCGTTGAATGCGGCATATCAATAAAGATTGATTCCGAATGGGTAACCAAATGGGATGCTGCTGAAAACACGCAGGTAGAAGCCGTCAAAGGTGGTCGTTCCGGTGCAATGAAGCGTGCTGCCGTTCAGTGGGGAATCGGTCGGTATCTGTATAACCTTGAGGGAGGTTTCGCACAAACATCTCTCGATAAAAAGCAGGGGTGGCACAGGGCAAAACTGAAGGATGGAACAGGATTTTACTGGCTCCCTCCATCGCTGCCGGGATGGGCAATCCCAGCATCAGATAACAAACCATCACCAGAAAATACCAACCAGAAATCTCTATCGGTTGACTGCGAACGAATCCTGAAAGACTTCAGCGATTATGCTTCGACAGAAACTGACAAGAAAAAACTCATCGAACGTTATCAGCATGACTGGCAATTAATGGCTGGCAATGAGGATGCGCAGGCTAAATGCGTTCAGGTAATGAACATCAGAGTTAACGAACTAAAACAGGCGGCATAAATGGCAAGCAGAGGCGTAAATAAGGTGATCATTATTGGTCGCCTTGGGCATGATCCAGAAATCAGATATTCGCCATCAGGAACGGCATTTGCAAACCTTACAGTTGCTACGTCAGAACAATGGCGTGATAAGCAAACTGGAGAGCAAAAGGAGCAGACGGAGTGGCACCGTGTGGTAATGAGCGGGAAACTGGCAGAAATTGCCAGCGAATATCTGCGAAAAGGCTCTGAGGTTTATCTTGAAGGCAAATTGCGGACAAGAAAATGGCAGGATCAAAGCGGACAGGATCGGTTCACTACCGAAGTTATCGTGGGCGTTGGTGGAACCATGCAAATGCTTGGTGGCAAGCAAGGAAGCAATGAACAGTCTTCACCTCAGCGAAATAACGGCCAGCAACAAAGACAGCAATCTCAGCAGCAGGGGAATCACAGCGAACCACCTATGGATTTTGACGACGATATACCCTTTGCGCCAGTAACTCTCCCCTTCCCTCGTCACGCTATTCACGCAATTTAAGGACTTACATGAATCACTTAATGGTTGACCTTGAAACAATGGGCAACGGGCCATACGCGCCAGTTATTTCTATTGGGGCGGTATTCTTTGACCCGAATACCGGAGAAACAGGAGAAGAGTTCTCGGTAAATATCTCGCTTGAGTCATCAATGCGATATCGGGCGCGTCCTGACGCTTCAACGATTTTATGGTGGCTGGAACAGAGTGAAGAAGCCAGAAAATCGCTAACCAGCAACACTCAGGAGCTTTCAACGGCTCTTTCATGGTTATCTGAATTCATCATAAAGAACGCTAACCACAAATTCGTTCAGGTTTGGGGGAATGGAGCATCATTTGACTGCGTTATTCTCCGCAACAGTTATTCGCTGACAGGGCAGCCAGTTCCGTGGCAGTGGTGGAATGACCGCGACGTAAGAACAATCGTCGAACTTGGGAAGGTAATAGGATTCAACCCTAAGCGAGATATGCCATTCAAAGGAACTCGCCACAACGCGCTTGATGATGCCATTCACCAAGCCAAATACGTTTCAGCGATCTGGAAAAAGTTAGCTAAATAATCAACAGGAGAAAACCATGCCAGCGCCTCTGTATGGTGCGGATGACGCGCGCCGCTGTTCCGGCAATTCCGTATCGGAGGTGCTGGATAAGTTCAGAAAAAACTACGATCGGATAATGTCGCTACCGCAGGAAACGAAAGAGGAAAAGGAATTTCGCCACTGTATATGGCTTGCAGAGAAAGAAGAACGAGAGCGAATTTACCAGACATCAATCCGACCATTCCGCAAAGCCACATATACCCACTTCCCTGAACATATCGACCCGCGCCTGCGTAATTACCGCTCACGTTATGGTGCTATCAGTAATGACTGAGGAATTTACCATGAGAGGACTTGCATACAATCCCGGCATTCTTCCGGCAGAAATGATTATTCGCCAACGCGTAAAGCCAATGCCATCGAGAGAGGAATTGCTTAAGAGAAATTCTTTTCCGTCAGTGAATCAAAACAAATATCTGAATGCGATGTTGCGGAGTGGGAAGAAATGAAACAAATGTCACTAATTGAGATGGATGGATTCCTGAAAGGTAAATGCATCCCAAGCGATTTAAAGGTTAACGAAACAAACGCTGAATATCTGGTGCGTAAATTTGCTGAAGCGGAGGCCAAGTGCGCGGCGCTGGCGGCGGAGAGTGCGCTGGCTCGTAAGGCAGTTCAGGCATTCTGCGATGTTGTTGGCGACAACACTGAGATTATCTCCGAGTTGGTTGGGCAAGATGGCGTTCTGGTTATTTTGAAGGCCATGAAGGCAACAGGAAATATGTCAGCCACCGACGCTTTCCTGGCTGAAATACGTGCGGAGGCACGCAACGAGGGGATTAACTACACCGCAAGCCGTCTTGCTGCTGCGTTCAATCACGGATTTATCAATAAGTCTTTGCGTGAAGTTTTCGACGTTACACGCATGATTTTGTCAGCGAAAGAAGAGTTGGCTAATGAACCGCATCCGATTGATGGCCTGTCCGGTGAATATGCGGAGAAATCCCTTGAAGAATGGGCGGAACAGATTCGCAAAGGAGGCAACCAGTGAGCAAGATTGACTATCAGGCACTGCGTGAGTTAGCAAAACAGGCAACACAGGGCGAATGGGTCGCATTTATTTCGTCTGGTACTGGTACGTATGCGGTGCATACGCCCGGTGATGAACGATGTGAAGACGTTATCAAATGGACCGGCTTTGATGGACAGAAAAACGCAGAGAACAACGCCCATTATATCGCAGCTTTCAACCCTGAAGTAGTGCAGGCATTACTGGATGAACTGGAAGCCAAAGACAAAGCATGGTCCGCTCAGGACAACCATATCAACCAGCTGGCTGAACGAATTGAATCGCTGGAGAAGAAGAATGGCGAGATGGGAAGATCGCTGGAAGCCGCAGAGAAGCGCATAGCAGAACTGGAAGCACGGGAAATAAAACCAGCCAAAGGCGAAGTTCTTGTCGTTGTATCTGGTTTTACTGGTTGCGGGAAAAGCGCCATTGCCGGGGAAATAGAAATTGCGATGAAAGCTATTGGTGTGCCGGTTCAGTGGACTAATGGCGATGCGGAAAAGCGCATGACAGGAGCTGACTGGCTGACAGCGATTGAGATGTACAAACCAACTGTGCGCATCGTGGAAGTTAATGTGCCACGCGCCGCAGGCATTCGCATCAAAGGAGAGTGATATGACCACTATTACCAAAGAGCGACTGCTGACAATCAGGCAGTGGCGCGAAACATACGGACCTGGTAGCAACGTTGTACTGCCAGCAGAAGAAGCGGAAGAACTGGCACGAATTGCTCTGGCATCGCTGACAGCAGAGCCGGTGGTTTACATGTGGGATAGCGAAAGAAAAGATATTGATGCCCCTGGGTATTATCGGACTGAGCATTTAGTGTTCGCTGAGAGTAGTGTTAAGCAATGGGGAGGGCGAGTTGTTCCGCTTTACACCGCCCAGCCAGTGCCGGTAACTCCGGATGGTTGGATAAGCTGTAGTGAGCGAATGCCGAACGACGCGCAGTGGTGCGTAGTGAACACAGAATACGGGTATTACGTGCAATGCAGGTCTGAAGGTCAAGGGTGGCTTGGTGATGATATCAGCATCCCTGAATGCGATGTAATCAATTGGATGCCGCTACCAGAACCGCCTCAGGAGGTTAACCGTGGCTAACCTGCAACTTGCCGTCAAAGGTGAATACTTCGCAGATAGTTTTCCCCAAATATGGGGAAAATCCCGAATGGCGCGGCTTACAGCAGGATAAAGGCTACATGATTTGACAAATCCGCCAGAGCTATCGCATACTGACCGCACTACAACGTCAGCGGTCAACCGCACCCGATAGCTTTGCGGCTTTTTTATGCCTGTTTACAGGTATCGCCATATCTATGGCGGGTCGAGAGAGCCTAATAGAACACCCTTTCGGGAAATAAGCTCCGCCGTCTGACGCGGTAGTTGAAGCCCGCCACCCCACTAAGGTGGCAGTCAATACTAAAACGTCAGGAGTCATGATTATGGCTATTCAACTCATCCCCGTATTCAACGGCACTATCGCCAACGAAACCACTCTTCTCGTTAATGCTCGCGATTTACATACTTTTCTTGGGGTAGGTAAACGCTTTGCATCGTGGATTACAGAACGCATTGCTGAATATGGTTTCGTTGAAAATCAGGACTATATTTTGGTTTCCCCAAATCGGGAAATCAAAGGTCGAGGAGGCGATCGCCGTAGCAAAGACTATCACCTCACCCTCGATACGGCCAAAGAAACTGCGATGGTCGAGCGCAACGAAAAAGGCCGCCAGATACGCCGATACTTCATCGAGTGCGAAAAGAAACTTCGCAGCATGCAACCAGCGCAGCAATTCACAGACGAGGAAATCATCCTCCTCTGCTACATGCAGGTACAGATGGAGAATGCACAGGACATCTGCAAACGCCTGTACCCGATAATGAAGGAACTTAACTCATCATACGCGAGTAAGCTGTATGACATTGCGTTTGAAACCTTCTATGCGGTGACGAAAAACAGAGATGTACTGCTCAGGGAGGCGACACGACTTGACCAGGCAAGCGCCGTTTTCGAACGGGCAAGACCAATGTTGAAAAGCCTTCGGGCGAGACAATTCGAATTTTAATCATCAAAGGAGCTTCGGCTCCTTTTTTGTTGGAGAAAAATCAACCACTACTCGTTCCCTTGCGAGTAATTGCGGAGACTTTGCGATGTACTTGACACTTCAGGAGTGGAACGCTCGCCAGCGACGCCCAAGAAGCCTTGAAACAGTTCGTCGATGGGTGCGCGAATGCAGGATATTCCCTCCTCCGGTTAAGGATGGAAGAGAGTATCTGTTCCACGAATCAGCGGTAAAGGTTGACTTAAATCGACCAGTAACAGGTAGCCTTTTGAAGAGGATCAGAAATGGGAAGAAGGCGAAGTCATGAGCGCCGGGATTTACCCCCTAACCTTTATATAAGAAACAATGGATATTACTGCTACAGGGACCCAAGGACGGGTAAAGAGTTTGGATTAGGCCGAGACAGGAGGATAGCAATCACTGAAGCAATACAGGCCAATATTGAGTTACTCTCAGACAGCGGACGCAAATCACTGATAGACAGAATTAAAGGCGGTGACGCAATCACTCTTCATGTGTGGCTTGACCGATATGAAAGAATCCTCACCGAAAGGGGGATCAGGCCGAAAACTCTACTCGACTACGCCAGCAAAATCAGGGCAATCCGAAGAAAATTGCCGGACAAACCGCTCACTGACATATCAACGAAAGATGTGGCAGCAATGCTAAACACCTACGTAGCGGAAGGTAAAGCAGCTTCCGCAAAATTAATCAGGTCAACCCTTGTTGACGTTTTTCGTGAAGCAATAGCCGAGGGGCATGTGGCAACGAATCCGGTAACAGCAACCCGTACAGCAAAGTCAGAAGTAAGGCGCTCAAGGCTGACAGCTAATGAGTATGTCGAGATTTACCATGCAGCCGAACCTCTCCCTATCTGGCTAAGGCTGGCGATGGATTTGGCCGTCGTTACAGGGCAGAGAGTCGGCGATTTGTGCAGAATGAAATGGTCAGACATAAACGACAACCATCTTCACATTGAACAGAGTAAAACAGGGGCTAAACTCGCCATTCCGCTAACGCTAACGATTGACGCGCTCAATATCTCATTGGCTGATACACTACAGAAATGCAGGGAGGCCAGCAGCAGTGAAACTATAATCGCATCAAAGCATCACGATCCGCTTTCCCCGAAAACAGTATCAAAGTATTTTACAAAGGCGAGAAATGCATCTGGACTCTCATTTGATGGAAACCCGCCAACATTCCATGAACTGCGTAGCCTGTCAGCGAGGCTATACCGGAACCAGATTGGCGATAAGTTTGCTCAACGTCTTCTCGGGCATAAATCAGATTCAATGGCGGCGCGGTATAGGGACAGCCGTGGACGGGAATGGGACAAAATTGAAATCGACAAATGA